AGATGTTTACCGAGCCCTCTTTCTTTGATACAGATTTCCATGTTGAACTATGTAGATTTATGCAACATGCGAAGCAAGATAAGTTAGTGGTACTTCCTCGTACATTTCTCAAGACTACTATAGCTGCTACGCTCTATGCGTTGTGGAGGACTACGAGAGAAGCTATACTCTTCAAGCATTATCTCCGAGTATTGATTACTTCTAACACCACACCTAACGCTCAGAAGACTGTGAGAGGGATTAGGTCTATAGTTGAGCAGAATGAGATGTTCCATCTCCTCTTCTCCGATATGGTTCCTGAGTTCTCTAAAGTGAGATGGTCAGATACTTGTGCATGTTTACAGAGACCGGAGGATTATCCAGAAGGTACATTCGAGAGTGCTGGTGTAGGTACTAATATCATCCGTCGTCACTTCAACCTCATAATAGAGGATGATACCGTATCTCCCAAGAAGGATGAGTTGACGGGTGAGGAAGCTATGCCTAGTAAAGATGATATAGAGAAAGCTGTAGGTTTTCATAAGCTCACTATCCCTCTCCTGATTAACGAAGAGGATGAGAGGATTGTAATAGGAACTCGTTGGGCATCTTACGACCTCATCAACTATGTTATGGAGAATGAGAAGTTCGATACCTTCGACCGTCCTTGTCTACGACCAGATGGGAAACCTCTATATAAGAAGTTCTCTCAAAATCGGTTAGATACTATTAGAGCAGGTATGGGTATATATATGTTTAGTATGCTCTATCAGAATAAACCACTCGCTAAAGAGTTCATGGCATTCAACCCAGATTGGTTTCAGTATTACGATGAGGATGAGTTGCCAGAGATAGAGTATGGTCTCGTAACGATAGACCCTGCAGACCCTCCTACTGGAAAGGCTAGTCAGGATTATTCGGCTATAGTCTCAGTCGCACATACGAAGAAAGGTCTTTACATTAGAAGGTATAGAAGGAAGAGACTAACAGATAAGCAAATGATTGATGAGGCTTTTGATGTAGCGGACATAGATGGATTTACTAAGATACGTATAGAGGTTAATAGATATGCTCATCTCGCAGCCGCTTTCAGGGAAGAGATGAAGAAGAGGAATAAGTACTATTCTATAGATGAGGTTAAAGCTAAGAGACTCAATAAGGAGGCTCGTATTAAGAATAGATTATCACCACTCTTCGAGAATAAAGTTATCTTTATGAAGAGAGGGATGAGAGAGTTCGAACAAGAACTCACTACCTTCCCCTACGGGAGGCATGATGACCTTATAGATTCTCTCGCTTGGCAGGTAGGGAGTAGGACATCAACAGAGTATGAACAGGAGGAGAAGAAGAGACCACCCCTACCATCTGGTAGGAGAGTGTTTACATGTGATGAAATAAGAAAGAGTTGTAGGAGTAAGAGTTCTTCTCCTTACCCTTTCCAAAGGCAGATGGGAAGTATGGTTTAGTAATTTCAATAATTGAACTTACTGGAGGTAAGTAATGGCAAATGCATTAGTTAGTGGAAGATACGTATTAGATACAGCAGAATCTGTTGTAGCAGCAGGCACTAAGTTACGGTTAGCTTCGGTCTACTTTATAGGTACCACAAACGAGGATGATTGTATACTACATGATGGAAATGCGAAGTTGATATGGAGTTGTAAACTAGGTACACTCCTAACAGGAATCGGTAATCAGGTAGGTCACGACTTCGGTAAAGATGGTCAGGTTGTTGATGGATTAGATTTAGATACTATAGATAATGGTACTCTTATAGTATACCTCGCTAAACTCTAAAGGGAGAGATAGATATGTATGATAATAAACCAAAATATGGTAATCCGAGAAGTGAGGCAGAACGTAGGCGTAGACATGCCAGACTAAATAGAGGTAGGAAGGCACCTGTGAGAGGTACTGGTAAACTAGGGAATGTAGCGGAAGCTATGCAAAGAGGGATGAAGAGAGGATGAAAGCAGATATAGAAGTATGGCAGGAAAGAGTGAGGCAAGGAGTTCGCTATAAGGAGAACTTCGGCAACGCCAAAAGATGGTCTACATATAGAGAGTATGGGAGAGGTAAGTTCCCAGGCTATCAAGCTGATAGGAATGGTATACTTCCCTACAACCTAGTACACAGTATGATGAGGGGGATGGTACCTAACATCTACTTCCGTAATCCTTTCATTAACGTTACATCCTCAGGTAAGCCTGGGTTAGATATACAAGCTCGTCTCGTAGAGTCTATAGATAACTATCTCATGGGAGAGTTAGGTATTAAGAAGACCTTTAAGACTATGGTGCAGGATGCCTACTATACAGATAGAGGGATTTGTAAGATAGGATACGATGGTTTATGGAGTGGGGAAGCAGATACTTCAGCTAGCAAGATGGCGGAAGAGTTAGGTATACCACTCTCACACCTCTCTAAAGATAAGAAGGAGAGGGTAGAGTACAATGTAAACGTGAAGCCTGGTATGCCTTGGGTATCACGTGTCATACCAGATGTCTTTATAGTCCCATTCGGTGTTCTCTCCTTGGATGATTGTCCTTGGGTCGACCACGTCGTACTACGTTTCTTAGATGATGTTAAGGCAGATAGGAAGTATAAGAATACAGACCAATTAGAGGGTACTCATACAGAGATGCTCTTCAGAGACCCAACTCGTGCAAACTTCTATAAAGAGTTATCTTCGTGTGGGGATATAGTTGAGATACACGAGATAAGAGATTTTAAGAGAAGAGAGATAATGGCGTTCGTACCTGGCTATGATAAGTGGATACGTCCTCCTCAGGAAGATGTCCTCCAGATAGAAGGTCTACCATTTGTAGACTTTACATTCAATGAGGATGGAGAGTACTATTGGGGACCATCAGATGTGCAGATTATCGAACCACAACAATTAGAGATAAATGAGGCACGCACACAGGCTATGTTACATCGTCGTATCGCGTTAGTGAAATTTATAGTGGAAGAGGGTATGATAGATGACGCTGAGATAGAGAAGATGTTATCTGAATCTGTCGGACCTGTAGTGAAGGTCAAGGGGGACGTTAACAAAGCTGTCTCCCTCCTTCAGCCTCACATACCAGCAGACCTCACTCAATGGACTGAGATTATTAGGTCAGATGTGAGAGAACTTCTCGGACAAGGTAAGCAGCAGATGGGAGAGGCTCCACCAGGACGGAGAACTGCGAAGGAGATGGATATAGTACAAGCAGCTCACGATATCCGTATGGATGAGAGGAGAGATATTGTAGCTGATGCGCTGGTAACTATGATGAGGAAAGTTAATCAGATAGTGTTTGATAGATGGACTACCGAGAAAGTAGCACAGGTAGTAGGTATAGATGGTTCGAGATATTGGGTAGCATATAAAGGTGCGGAGAACAGGGGGGAGTATAATCTACGAGTTGATGTAGAGAGTATGACACCACGTACTAAGAATGTAAAGAAGAGAGAGATTGTAGAGTTGATACAAGCGGTTGGTAAGAATCCTCGCGCTAATGTAGACTACCTCATGAAGATGTTACTTAGAGAATATGAGTGGGTGGATGCTATGAAGGTATTCCCCGAAGCTCCTGAGACTCAAGATGGAGCTATGTCTCAACAAGATTTTACTAGACAACAAAACCAGTTGGCTGGAGACTCTTCCAAGTTGAAAGAGAGAGGTGGTAATAATGCAGAAGCTATGGGGAAGGCAATATAATGGCTGAAGAAAGATGTCCTAAATGTGGATTTTGGTTACCTCTCTGTAAATGTGATGGTGATAGAAGTCCGAGTGTACGAACTTTTAAACCTATGATATATAATGATATATGTCCTACACCTATAATGATTTCATCTAAGAGGCAGCTGAAGAGAGAGTGTGCTAAACATGGTGTAAAGGCTTGTAGGTTAATGTAATGAAGGTAAACCAGGAGGTGAAAAAAGTGGCAGGAGATACTGAAAAAGTAAATGCTAAACAGGTAGGTATTCCAATACCATCTAAGGTAAGGAATAGTAGAGTAGAGGAACTTCCTGAGCCTGTAGCTAAAGAGGGTGGAGAAGAGAAGAAGGTAGAAGAGATACCATCTGAGGCTATAGAAGAGGCAGTAGATGAAGTATTGAATGAGGGTAATCCCGTACCTAAAGGAACTATTCTTATAGAGGTATATAAGGATGCTCCTTACAAAGTAGTATTTGACGGGTTCATTACTGGTAGTGAGATAGACCTAGCTTGGAGAAGGATGATGAAACAGTATCACCTATGGAAAAGTGAGCTGTCTAAAGATAAAAAGAAAACTAATGGAGGTGTATCATGAGTGCAGAAGGCACTGATTTTGAAGAGGGCGAAGGAACTGGAGCTGCGAGCGAATTTCAGCAGCAACTCTCAGACATGAATGCTAGATTAGCTGGTGTAGAGAGTGAAAATAAAACATTAAAGGACGCGAAGATAGACCTTGAACAGCGACTCGATGATGCTGACCGAGAACTTCTTAGCGATGATTACCTTGACTTTAAGGATGGTAAAGGTAAAGCAACACCTACGGGTGATGTAGTCTCTGGAGAGATAGACTTAGATACAGCTTCCAATCGTGAGATTGTGGGTTATATCGAAGGGAAGTACAAAGGTAATATTGGAGCAGCTGTTAAAGATATACAAAAAGGGATAGACCTTAATAAGCAGCAACTCGGACTGATTGCTGCTCAATTTGATGTAGCTTTAACAGAACTCAAGCACAGCGGTGCTGATGGACGTCCTTCATGGAAGGAGAACCAAGATGCTATCTTCGTGATAGCTAAAGCTAATCCAAGGTGGAGTGCTGAAAAGTGTTACCAACAATTTGTACTTGAGGATAAGTCGAAAAGCGACTCCGAAGCAGAGGCGAAAGAGAAGAGAGCTAGGGAGGAGGACGCGGCAAAAACTGAGAAGACTGGAGTGCCTGGTTCGGTGGTGAGCGGAAAGCAGATGAATAAAGAGGATGCTGCTGAAGTTGCATACCGCAAGGCATTTGGAGACACTAAAACATAAGGAGATAAAAAGTGGCTATCACTTTGACTGAACAACTTAACACGATGTATACGACAACTTGGTACCTTCGTAGAAAGGAGGTCGTTGACCAGATTTTCAACGCTACCCCTTTCTGGTATTTGATGTCGAAGAAGGGTAAAAGAGGTACGCAGACTGGTGGTCGTTCTATAGAGATACCACTGCAATATGCCAAGAACGAGACGGTTAAGTTCATTGGTCGTGGTGGAACTGTAGAGCTAGAAGCAACAGACCCTCTCACTGTGGTACATTGGGAGTGGAAGTACTTAACAGGTCATATAATTCGCTACTTTGCTGATTTCCAGAAGAATAGGGGACAGGCACAGTTGATTAAGAAGGTAAATGCGGATATAGATAACCTCCAATCTAGCTTGATTGACAAGTTAGAAAGTTCTCTCTTTAGTGATGGAACTGGGGATGCTGGTATGGCTATTGATGGGGTTGGGAATATAGTTGCTGAAGCTCCTGCAACTGGTACGGTTGGTGATTTAAATCGTGCTACTTATAGCTGGTGGAGAAATAACTATAAGGATATGAGTGGTGAAGCTGCATCTATCTATCTTCGTAAGAGGATGAATACGATGTTTAATGATTGTGGACAGCAGGGCGAGGGTATAACAAGATTCCCTAACATCATAGTTTGTGCACAAGATGTATATGAGATGTATGAGAGTGAAGCTCTTGAGATTTCTCGTATAATGATTTCAGATAGGAAGATGGCAGATTTAGGTTTTGGTGACATCGCCTTCAAGGGACGTCCTATCACTTGGTCACCATCTTGCCCAGATGGTTCTATGTATTTCCTTAACACAGCAGCGTTGGATTGGGTAGCTGACCCAGTTGAAAACTTCACATTAGGTGATTGGTTACCTATCGTGAACCAACCTAGAGATGTGATTGCTCATAGTATGACAGTTGGTAATCTCACAGCAGGTAACTGCAAGAGATTAGGTGTCATATTTGACATAGCTGAATAAGGATAGGATATGTATACTCTACCTAACAGAGTTAATGCGTACGGTAGGCAGTTAGGTTGCTTATCATTCATCTCCCTGAGGGGATGGAAGGAGTAAAGATGGGAAGAAAGTTAGGAGCAGATTTAGGTGCAACAATTATAGACCAAGATATCTACGCAGTTTCTGCAACACAGAAACATCGTCTTGGAACGAGAGTAGTTAGAGGTGATAGAGTATTTCACTATGCGAAGATGATAACTGCTGTTACGACTTATGGTAGGGGTGTTTGGTCTACCTACCATCAAGCTGTTATGTATGCAGCTGTACCTACAGCAACTCCGATAGGCAGTGATGAGATTTATGTTACTGTCGGAGCAGCTGATGGTCCTGCTAATGATGGTGTTATTGCTGCACACTCATTAGAGGGTGGATATATAGTGATGATGGTTGCAGGAACAGCTGGTCCTACCTTTGCAATTAGAGATAATACAGCGGCAGCAACTAGTTCTATGACAGTCACTATTGATGGGGAGTTACCAGTTGCTTGTTCGACTTCTGAGAAGGTTGAGTTAATGGGTAACCCTTATCTTGTATCTTACGGAAACTCTGGTGATATAAGACCGATGATGGGTATTCCTACAAGGTTAGTACCTTTAGCAACTCCTTATTGTTGGTTACAGACATGGGGTCCTCTTTGGATAGTTCCTCATTCAAGAGTTGGTGCTGCAGTTGGAGCTAACAACTGTGTCTTTAGAGGAGATGGAAGTATTGACCTTATGACGTATGGTACTACGTTGTATGATGGAAGACATCAGCAAGCTGGGCACGTTCTTACCTACTCTCAAACAGGTACGCAAGGCGCGCCATTCATTTTCTTGCAGATAGCAGCCTAACCGCTAACTTGGTGTTAGCGACTCAATTAACTGAGTATAAAGATATGGTTGAGATGGTGGTTAAATCACTTACCTCGAATAAGAAAACGGGAGGATAAGATTATGAGTAAAGTACCAGGTGGCACATATGGAATATTAGCAGCGGGACAGAGTATCTACGAGGCGTCTGCTACGCCAGTTTGTGCAGTAGGTTCTCGCTTACCTATGGGGGATAGGGTATTCTTCTATGGGAAGGTTAGTACTACTGTAGCGAGAGGAGAACTTCTCGCACCTGATGAGAGTGATGGAGGTCCGTGGACAATAGCTGTAGATGGCGCATGTTGCGCTATTGCTTCACCTACGTTAGGTGATAAGAAGGCTATTACTGCAGCTCTCGCAATAGGGGATAGAGGTGTTGGTGTAACTCATGCCTCCTACCTTGATGGGATAGTAGCTCATCAGTTGAAAGATGGGTACATATTCTTAAATGATACTGGTACTGTTCAGCAAGTATATAAGATACTAGACAATACAGCGATGGCGTCTGATATTGTTGAGCTTCTTCTATACGACGAGGTGAGGGCAGTGACGGTAGATGCAACTTGTAGTGTTTGTGTAATGCAAAATCCTTACATGAATCTAGCTCTAGCTGACCAGACAGTAAATGAAACTGTAGCTGGAGTAGCTATGGCTGTAGGTACCACATCTCTCCCATATATTTGGGTGCAGACGTGGGGTCCTACTACAGTCACTAGTGATACAAGCACAGCTCATGCAGGAACAAACATGATTGTGAGTACAACAGCTGGTTCAGCAACTATCGAAACGACTGGAGATATACTTCCTGTCATAGGTTTTGGTATTTGTGATGTAGCAACCGCTGGTGATGGAACTCCTATCATGTTACGTATAAGACCTTAACTAACCGAATTTCGGGGGAGGAAACTCCCCCAGATTCTTTACAGGAGGTAAAGATATGAGTATTAGAGGAGACATTATAGAGTACGCATACGCAGGAGATAGTGACCCATTTACACATTGTCTCAAGCAAACAGATGATGCAACTAGTCCTGATGGAGTTGTGAGTGCTACTCAAGGTACTCATTTAATCATTGATTATAATGGAAATGCGACAGATAAAGATGTGTATATTAACACGGATGGCGCTACTGCTTGGACTCTTATTCACAACGAGACCGCTTAGAGCTATGGATGCTAATAAGGAATATCTTGCATCGGTTGAGCAATACGGAGATATAGAGGGTAACTATGCTCAATTTGAAGAGAGCACATTCGAAGACCTAAAGAAGAGGAAGAAGTTACCAGCTAATATGGTATGGGGAGAAGTAATTAACAACCCAGCCAAATATGATATGGCAGTAGATACCTACTGGAATGACCTAACCAATACTTTTGGTATACCAGACGATGCATATACCAAAGCTATGTGGTGGTTGATGCCAGGGAGATACGGAAAAACTGGTGGAGATATAGAGAAGATAGAGAGTGATAAACTTAAGAATATCATGCGTAATAGGAAGAAGAACCTAGATGCGCATATAAATAAATAGAGGTAGTATTATGGCTATGGACCGTGAAGAGATGAGGGATGAGGTTAGAGAGAATATTCACAGGCAAGTTAGTGGTTTTTCTGAAGCCAGAATAAACACTCGTCTTAATTGGGCTAAAGACTACTTAGCCGACTTGCATACATACGAAGAGATGAGAGAGACATTTACGGGGGATACTGTAGCTTCACAAAAGAAGTACGGTTTTCCTGCTAGGATGAAGAATATATATAGTATGACTCTCCAAGATGGTGGAAGCTCAGTTAAGTTGGCGTACGTGCAGGCTAGGAATTTCGATACACAAGTTCCTCGACCACTCACAGCGGGAATAGGGAAGTCTAGTATGTATGTAGATTATGGTGTAAACTTTGAATTGTATAAAGTGCCAGACGCTGTCTACTCTTTAGTCTTACGAGCTGATATCTTCCCTATAGACTTTGCGTCAGATTCGTCGGAGTGTGCTTTACTAAGGAAAGATAATTTGATTGTCTCCGTAGCGACTGTCTTCTGTCTTCAGGTTTTGAGGGAGATAGAGGATGCAGCCTACTGGGGAAGTCAGATGGTACCACCCCTATACGAGGCTAGTCTTACCAGTGACCATTCTGCAGAAGATTGGTCACCGGTAGCTAGAGGGTTTGGGGGAGGAGGCGCGACGATAAGTGGTGAGTGGTGGTTAAGTCCGTTTACGGGGAGGACGTTATAGATGGCTAAAGCTACAGGCGGAACTATTACTACAAGTGGTGGTTATACTATACATACCTTTTTAACCAGTGGAACTTTTACTCCAGATAGCAGTTTTAATGTAGCAGCACTTATAATAGCAGGTGGCGGTGGAGGTGGATATAAAAGAGGTGGAGCTGGTGGTGCAGGTGGCTATCAATATGATGCTACACACGCAGTAACAGCACAGGGATATTCAATAGTTATTGGTGGTGGTGGAGCAGGCGGAGCTGCTGATTTAGGTTCTAATGGAGTTAATTCTGTTTTTGATACAATTACTGCAACTGGTGGCGGAGGAGGTGGTTCCCAACCTGGAACAACTCTTGGTCAAAATGGGGGGTCTGGTGGCGGTGGTTCAGATGGTTCAACTTCAACTGCTGGTGGTACTGGTAGTCAAGGCAACGATGGTGGTGCGAGTGTAGGTGATACTGCTGGTGCACCCAACTATGGGGCAGGTGGTGGTGGCGGAGCTTCTGCTGTAGGTGCTGACGGAACTTCAACAACAGGTGGTAATGGTGGTGCAGGGACAGTAAATACAATTTATGATGGTTCTAATATCACTTATGCAGGTGGAGGAGGTGGAGGTTGTTATTTAGCAACTGGAACACCTGGAACTGGTGGGGCTGGTGGTGGAGGTGCAGGTGCAGAAGATACTGCGGCTGGTACTGCGGGAACAGTTAACACAGGTGGCGGTGGAGGTGGTGGTGGTCAGGGTGCAGCAACTTCTGGTGCTGGGGGTAACGGTGGTTCTGGTATAGTAATAATAAGATATTTAACCACTACAGCGCATGTGAAGAATTTCTCAGATGATGTAGCTACCTTATCTGAACCCGTTTTTGTTAAAGGAGCAAGTAGAAGTTTTTCAGAGACTGTGACGCTAACAGATTCTATACAGAAGGCTACAGCGATAATAAAAGAGGATGTTGTTACGTTGAGTGATGAGATAGGGAGAGGTATGAGTAGAAATCTATCTGATACAGCTACTCTATCAGAAATCTTCCAACGCTCTCTAGCATTAAGTAGATGGATTGAGACTGTGACACTGAGTGAGGTAGCACAGAGAGCAATCTCTTTCATATTAGAGGAGATAGTTACGCTATCAGATGTGGTGATAAGAGCATTAGGTCAGAACCCAGTTGATGAGGTAACTATAAGTGAAGCCTTCTCTAAGGCGACAGCGTTGGAGAGGTGGACTGAGACGATTACGATAACGGATACTTCAGTTAAGGCTCTTGGTAAGACTTTCACTGATGTAGCTACTCTCTCTGAAGCTATCAATAAATGGTATCTACCAGCAGATAAGAGTACGAGCTGGACGGAGGAAAGTGAAGAGAGTGATATGTGGACTAAAGAAGATGGAGGTATAGAGTGGTCGGCATTGTAAAGACTGTTACGGTAACAGATGGAATAACTATGCAGGTGAAGGATGTTGATGGTATATTGATTGTAGATAGAGTGGTATCGGATAATGAGGAGATACTATTTGTAGATGAGGAAGATAGGAAAGGGAAGAAAGAAAAGAAAGTAAAGAAAAAGAAAAAGGAGAAGAAACATGGAAGAGATAAAGGACGGCATTAAACTAACTGGAAGTATTAACTTCATACATAGGAATGGGAGAGGTGAACTCTTAGAGGATAGGACTATAGAGAATACCGTAACAACTGTGGGTAAGGCTGAGTTCGCCAAATTAGCTGTGGTAGATGTTGGAGGTACAGGTTTCGACTACATCGCTATTGGTGTAGGTAGTCCTGGAGCAACTACTCTTGGTTCTGAATCTACAACTAATGGTGGAGCTAAGAGAGGTGGAGCTGATGTTACAGGTACAGTTACTACAACTACAGTAACTGGTGATACAGCACAGTGGGTAACTACATTCACTTTCACAGGTGCTTTAGTCTTAACTGAAGCTGGAATATTCAATGCTGCAGTTGCGGATACTGGTATCTTACTAGCGACTCAAGAATTCTCAGCACTTAATGTTGCTGATACAGATACTTTAACAATTACTTGGAAAGTAAAGGTAGCTTAGTACGGAAATAGTATATGATATGGTAATTTCAATTATTGAACTTACTAAATTGAAGTATAACCTAAAACATAGGAGGCAGTAAGATGGCATTACCTAAAAGAGTTATGATTGGTGGAGCATTCTACAAAGGATATAAGCTAACTGTAGGTGCGGGTGCTGGTGACTACGTGTTGGATATGACTCTAACGACTAAGAGTTGTGCAGTGAATGGGGTTACTATAGTCCCAGATACCTATGGTGCGGGAGACCACTTTAAGTTGGAGCATTTAAATGCTGCAGCTGTCGTGCAATCTCTTATAGCAGATACAGTCTACAACATAGGCGCTCACATAGCATGGCTCTTTGACTTTCCTGCCTACGAACTATTAGATGCAGGACATAAGTTTAGGTTAACCTACACTAACGTAGCAGGTATTGCTATGAATGTGTATACTAACCTAGAACGCCTAACCACAAAAGAGGGAGGGGTAGAATAATGCCACAGGTTACAGTAG